TCAGATCTGTTGAAAAAATCAATAGCTTCTTGCTGCTCTTTAGTGAGCTTGCTTCCAGCTTTGATTTCTTCATAATATTTAGACTTCTGCCCGTCTAAGTAGGCTCTAGCCTCGGCAACTTGCTCTTTAAGGGCTATTTTCTTTTTACGTACAGCTTTCTCATCATCTACGTCTTCATCAATACCATACGAATCTTCTAATAAAAACGCTCTTTCTTCAGGACTAAGATGCGATTTAGTACTTTTATAATATTCATCTAGCACATCGGCGTCATCCATTTCTTTTACGTCTCTATTTAATTTTACGTAATCGTTTATATCGCCACCTGTTTCATCCATAAAATCTACAAGCTTTTGTATATTTTCTGGTAATGGTTGACCTGTAACCTCTGCCTGTTCTATAGCTTTAATAG